TAAAGGTAGTTTATCATCGCTAGCAGCGTTTAAAAGACGATTATATAGTGTTTTATTCATTGTTTTCTATCATTTTATTCTTTTGTTGTTCTTTTTCCCATTTGTATAACTTGATATAATATACAACAACTTTTGGATATTGTTCAGGATCAGGTAATACATCACCATATTTTTCTATAAATTCTTCAATCTCTTTATCATCAACCATTAGAAAAACATATCTAAAGTTGCTTGTCTTTCAAAATTCCATCCAATTGCTTTGACAATAAATCGTAATGGTTCTAAAAATGATTTATCAAATTGACTATCATAATCAACATATGGATGCAACTTAAATTCTTTTGGAAGTTTAGTTGGGAATGCAATTACTTTTTCTCGTATTGGATTAGGTTCTTTCAATTGAATAAACTTAATCTTATCACCTTCTTTAATTGTTTCATATTTGTAAGTCAATTTATTTTCTTTTAAATAATGATTATATAACAAACTTCCTTTCGTATGTATTGGAGTGGACTTCTGATAAATGTTTGTAGTATCAGCATACTTAATAACTCCATTAACGGAACGAGGATATGCTATTTCTTCAGGAGATAATTTATTAAAATGATTTCTAAACTCATCTATAAACTGAATTAAAGATTGTTCATCTTTGGACATAATAACTTTTAATGCTTCTTTAATCTTTGCACGGCATGGTGCTGGAGTAGAACTCTTAACCGCTTCAATGCCCATAATCTTCAACTTCGGTTCATTTAAAGTCAGACCTTCATCATTTAAAACATTTAAAATATATCTTTTCTTAGCAGTCCATATGCCTTTGTTAGCGATTACTTCTCTTTTCATAATCATTTTTTGCTGAAATGCATTAACATAATTAGCAAGATTTTGAAAACTGGAATTAATAAATGGTTGTAACTTATCATCACAAAATTTCTCTAATACTTTTACAATCTTTTTATTATCTGATTTATCTTTAAATACTTTATTAACAAATTCTCCCAATCGAATATAGATTGAATCAGTATCGGATGCAACTACATAACTAATATCTTTTGTGTGTAAAGTCTTATTTAAAAAATAATTTACATCATTTTCAATCCATCGAATAGTTAATTGACCTGCCTTTGTAATGCCTTCAGCTTGTCTTACATCATAATATCTGAAATACTGATTACCAATAGCACCGTAAGCACTATTCAATGCAATCTTTCTTGCCATTTGTATATTATAATTGGTAGAAATATCTTTTAATAATGTTTTTCTACCAGTTTCTTCATATAATGCTTTGACTTCGCCTAATTTCTTTTTATATATCACTCGTTCTTTATATAATGTTTCCATTAATTCAGGAAGAATACCTTGTTTATCTGTTCGGAATTGAGCACCATTTGGCGTAACTGTTTTAGAATTTAACTTTGACAAATCATTTTTCTTATATAACATATCATCAACACTAACATCTTCAGGTCTATAACCAACCATTGTTTCTGGTGAAATATTATATTGCATAATTAAATGTGGATACAAACTGTTCAAATCAAAACTTACTATCCAATCATGGAATCCTATAATAGGATCCTTCACATAAGCACCTTCATAAGTTTCACTTTTGGTAGATTCTTTTATTGCAGGGATTACAATATTCTTTTTCTTTAAATGATTAAAGATAATACTATCCCACATACGGACTTGTCCAAATACATCCTGATAATTTACTTTTGCCTCATAAGCCATTGTTAAATGCAACTCAATAAGTTTCATTTTATCTTCTAACTTATCAACTAACTCCACATCCTGTATATTATATTCAACAAATTGCTGATAATCATTTGTATAAAACTCCTTAAAAGTATCATATGGATTTTCATTTTTACTTTCACCCAGTTCTTGCTGACCTATATAATCTAACTTATAACTTTCCTGTCTGACAAAAGTATGCTTTCTATATAAATCAAAATAATCTAAAATAGAAACTCCAAGTATATCCCAATACTTTTGCTCTTTACTATATCCTTTACCTGCTACCCTAACATTATTTCTATTACATACACCCCAAGGACTAAATTGTAAAATATATTCTTCGCCCATTAAATAACTAAAACGATTCATTATATATGGTATATCAAAAAACTTAACATTCCATCCTGTAATAATATCAGGATTAAATTCTTTCCAAAATTGTGTAAATCTGTCTACTAATACTCGTTCAGTAGCACACCTATAATAGGTTACATCTTCTCGGTCAGATACAAAATTATCTGTGCCAAAAACAACTATCTTTTTATTAATATGATTTTTAACTGTGATACATAAAATGGGTTCTGACGCTGTTGCAACATCAGGAAAACCATGCTCACTTGCACATTCTATATCTATAGTCATCAATCTAATTTGATTCATATCCCAATTAATTTTATCAGGAAAAGTATCTGCAATAAACGGATATTGATATCGTGTATTACCAAAGTATTCAAAATTAGCTACATCTTTGTATTCTTCAATCCATTTTCTTGCTTCAAATTGATTTTCAAATGTAATCTTTTCTACATTACGACCATCTAATGTTTTGTATTTTGTTTCTTTTTGAACTGGAACAAATAGGGAAGGTTTATATGGTAATCTGAACTTTTTACGCTCACCATTCTCATTAATACCTCGCACTAATAGTTTACCACGATACGGTAAAACACTCGTATAGAATTTCATAATATAATAATATTTTTAAACTTGTTTATTTTTAAAATGTGTATGTAAAGCTCTTTGCTTTCCTTCAGCACTTGATATTGTACTGATTAATTTATCCAATTCAGATAGGTGTTGTGGATGTTCTCCAATACCTACAGGATTGTCAAAATAAATTAATGCTGTAGCATATGCTGCTGCAATTTCAGCGTCATACTTTTTATCTAATGCTTTGAATAATGGATTATCTGATAAATTTTGAACCATAATATAACTCCTTTCATAATATATATTATAACATATTTGAATTAATTTTGCAACCCATAAATTGATTCAAATGGCTTTTGTCTTAACCAATATGCTCTATCCATAAATGTTTTAATAACATCTTTACAGATATTCATACCAGTTGCTTTCGTATATCCTTTTGTGCCTGGTGTAGAATTAATTTCTATGAAATATGGCAAATCTTTATTTCTATCTTTGGCTGGAATAAAGTCCACTCCAACCCACAGACCATCAACTGCTTTTGCCGCTTGAAGGACTTGCTCTTCTTCCACTTTTGTTAATGTATGTGCTACAGGTTCAGACCCTAAAGATACATTACTCCTAAAATCTCTTTTAACAATAGGTCGTTTTATTGCACCATGAATTTTACCAGCAACAACTTGAACTCTTACATCATAAGTTGCAGGGATAAATTCTTGTAACAAAACTCCCATATCATTATCTAGTTTATGCATAAGTTGGGTTGTTGCATTTAAAGATTCTTCACTTTCAATTTTTACAACACCAACACCCAATGAACCTGTTAATGTTTTTAAAATAATAGGAAACTTTGTATCTAATCTATCTAAAGCATCCAATGATTTATCTTGATGATGTATTAAAACATTTTTAGGTTGATTTAATTGTTGTTCTGCTAATATTAAACTTGTTCTATATTTGTCCGAAGTACTTTCCATACAATGCCTGTTATTAACACAGCAAATATTTTCTCTTTCAAATTGTGTCAATAAATCTGACCAAGATTTTCTTCTAGTAACAGGTGCTCGAACAAAAACTAAAGTGTTTTCATCAACTAAAAAACCTCTACCATCCTTATCGTAAACATATCTTTGCTCGTTTTCTTCATCAAGACTGGAATAAGCACCATCAATATCAACTTTAAATCCTTTACAACCCAACTTCTTGCCTTCTTCTATAATCTTGTCGGCTGTTTTTTCTGGATCATCTGGATCTTCAGGATCATCATACCATATCAACACAAAGCGATACGGTTTTATTTCTCCTTCAGTAATAAAATCTCTAAACTTCTGTGCTTCCATCTTCTGGTTCTTCTATAGTTTCTTCTGTAGGTTCTTCTGTAGGTTCTTCTGTAGTTTCTTCTATTACAGATTCAGGTTCTGTTGTTGTTTCAGGTTCTGCTTTTTTACCTATATTATATTTTGCTTGTAAGTCCCATTCGCCTTTTTCTTTAAATGAAAGGACTTTAATTTGTGAAAGCGGTGCTTTCTTTTCTGCAATTGCAGTATTCAGTATTGCAACCAATCCCCAATCACCTAATAATTGAGCAATTGTATTTCTTCGTTCTAAATCATTATCAGAAAGATTTGCTTTCTTGCCATCTAAAGCAAATAACTCCTTAAAATGTACTATGAAATATCTTCCTTGTTTGTGTAGAATATGGCACGATTGAAATAACCTTTTATCTTTTCTTGAAGCAACTCCAATTCGTGTTAGTGTTTCACGAACCTTCAGAAAATCATCAGGTTCTTTTAATTGGACTTCGAGCATTTTCTCGGGATGCCAATCAGTATTTAATTCATTTAACTCATTCATTTTGTCCCACCTTTATATAATTTCTCTTTTAGTGTTTTCAATTCATCTTTGGTGAGTATATCAAGAGCGACTTTTGCTTTCTCATTATTATAGCCATAATACTCTTTAACAACACCAATGTTTCTTAACTTACTCGCTCTCAAAAAAGGACTAAACCTTTTTCTTGACCTAACACTATTTATTAAAAAGTGAAACTGCATATCTTTATCTAAAAAAGGAAACTGATTCATTATATTAACAAGCATTATAGTATCCCAAAAACCAGATAATATTTTATTAACAATGAATGCTGGATACTTTTTGACCCACATTTTATCTTCGGAGTCCATCACATTCTTTTTTGTGAAATTGATAGCGTTCAAATAATCTTTTAATTCATACATATTAAAAAAACCTGTCCAAAGAATTTGGTGATATGCCTAATTTTTCATCAATCCAATCCTTTTTACCTTCAGCCCAAAACAACCTATTTTTATTACGGTATATATCTTTGACTAATGGTCTGTTCCAATTTATGTCATTATTTCTTTTTATTAAATCTTCTTTGTTATTTTCTTTTCTAAAAACTAAACAATATTCGTGTGTCTTTAAACAGTTTAAATTTGTTATTGCTTGAGTATATAATGGATGCCTTTTAGCAGGACTCATTTCTAAAATTATTTCGTCATGGTATGTTAATAATTTTTGTTTCTTTAATATATCTTTAGTATCACCACAAAAATCATAAAATTTGCCATCTATTCTAAAATTTGCCAATACAACCACAAAGAAACAACCTGATTTTAATATGTGGCCACACTTATCTAAAATAATTTTATAAGTTTGTAAAAATTCTTCATATAATTTTATGTCCGTCAGTTGACCATCAACACTTTCATATTGCTCTATGTTAAAATATGGAGGGCAAGTCATTATCATATCAGCAACACCACCATGTAAATGCTCATCAATATATTCGCTGCTGGAATTGATTAATTTTAACTTTCCTAATTGTCTTCCTGTTTTAAGTATGTCATATTGGTCTTTTGCTTCTTGTAAATTATCTTCTACAACATCAAATCCCATATAATTCCTTCCCATTAATGTTGATACTAATGGTCTGGAACTTCTGCCTGCAAAAGGGTCCACAATATCATCACCCTCTTTGGACCACATTTCAATTATTCTTTTTGCATATTCAGAATTGAACTTTGACAGGAACGAACCTCTGCCGTGCTTGATAAAATCTTTAGAATCAACCTTGTTATGGTCATAAGATTTTAAATCATCAACAAGTTTATCTATGTTATTCCCCCTATTATATTCCCAAAAAGATTTTGGTTCATAGGAAAATTCATACAATCCTTGTTTTCTTAATCGCTCTACATAATCTATCATTTAATTAATCTTTCTTGCGCCACCAGTAAAGTTTATGGCATTAAGATATTCTTTTAATTCATATGCCATAATAAAACCTCTTTCGCTTTCTTTGCTTCGTAAGATGTTTTCCCATCTTTTTCTATTTTTTTTCTTCTACCTGCTGTATATGTAATATCAAATGTTTTCATCTTCATAGATTTTTTATGGTTTTCAAACCAACCATCTGAACTATCTCTATTACAAACAAAAGATTTATCTTTACTGTCTGCAAAGTCTATCAACTCAATCAACTGGTCATCGCCAAAACTATTGCCATAATCTGCAAAACTATCACGATATGGTGGGTCAAAAAAATAAAATGCATTAAGAACATCTGGAGTATTTTCTTTCCAGTCACCACTAGTTATATTAACATTTTGTAAGCTTTCATGCCACCACTTGACAACCTCTCTATCAAAAA